GGACACCCGCTGCCCCTGCCTCAATAAGATTTCGTGCCAGTTCGTAAGCATTTAAGACTCCTCCGAATCCTGCTTCTGCATCCGCGATGATAGGAGCAAACGGAAACCCTTCGCCACCTTCCGATATAGATATCTGATCCTGTCGCCTAAAACTATTATTGATATTCCTAACAACGTCAGGAACAGAGTTAACAGGGTATAGACTCTGGTCAGGATAAGTTTCCAGCGCACTATTAGACGACGCTGCGACTTGCCATCCCGATAAGTATATTGCATGGATACCAGCCTTGACATGTTGTACTGCCTGTTGACCGTTGTATGCTCCGAACGTATTTATATATGGGTGCGTAGCGAACAACTTACGAAGGTTGTTCGCACCCATCTTTGCCAGTGTGTGCTCTACTTGCACTGACCCTTTTAGTTTGTCCACTACTTCTGGGTCGTAGTCACGCTTCTTCATTACTATTCCTCATTGATAATTTGTCTAAACTAATCTTATCTTTCGCCGACATAATATATGCCGAGATTGCCAAAATCAAAATACCACCACTCTCAAAAATTATATCCAAAGGTTCGTTACCCTTGGTTTGTAGTATGATCATACGAGTCAATGCTGTCATCGCAATAATCAACGGGAGTGTAACTGGTATCCTATGATCTTTGTAGAAAGCACCAACCATACCCAATATCTCTGCGTAGATAAACAGGAGGAAAAGATCAGCAAGTGCCATCTTACCCTGTCCTGCAAACATAGCAACGATATCGTATCCAGCTGCCCAGACCGTGCCTGCTACAATGAAAAGAAGGAGTGCCTTCTCAATATGCATGATGCCTTCGCCGACACCATGTTTAATTCTGTTCTTATTGATCATCGTCTTTCACAAATACGCCATCAACCATACGACCTGTACGATCTTTGATGTCGTTCCATGCATGTAACAAGCACTCTTCTAAATTTGTGCCGTTACGTTCCGCAATATTTATAAGCACAACCATGCAGTCACCAATATCATCTTTGATATCTTTGCCCTTACATACGTTGTCGCTCAACTCACCGACTTCTTGAATCAGTTTACATACCTGATCTTTGTCAGTAGCACCATTGATCAAGTTACGATCGTGATGCCAGCGTGTTACTAAATGAATCAACTCTTTCATAATGTTTCCTCGTACCATTCAAAATCTACAAATGTTTTATCTTTCCATGTTTCCGGATGCTCGTTACGATAGTAAGAGATCTCTTTTAATAATTTGTCAAACTTCATGTAAGAAGGGGGATGACGAATAACGTCCTTATCGTATTCAGTTATTTCTACATCTTGTATTACAACTTCCCTTCCTGGTCTCATTGCACCTGCTATAATATCGTCAAAGTGTTTTCTCTCTAGAAAAGTTTGTAACCTTTCAACGAACACTCTTGACCCTCCATGCATGTTACGAAAGTCTTCATCATACCCACGCGTCTTCAAGAAAGTTTCTTTACGAATCCCATACGTGTTGTATTCGACTGGATCTATGTGGTCCATATAGTTCTTGCCAACATAAAGCCAAGCAACACTATCGCAAGGATATGGTCTTGCCCAAACGCCAAGGAACTGATCCTCTGTCAACTCAGGAATATGTTTGTAAACTGCTTTGACGCTCTCCTCACTGATTTCCATATCAACATCCATGAGAAACACCCAATCATGCGTTGCTTGTTGTACACCAAGATTACGACACCCATGACCGTTGAATCCATAGTTTATAGGCACACGAAGTATCCTGATGTTTATATCGTCATCCGCCCACCTCTCCACAACTTCTTTGGCAAGTTCTTTTGTGGATCCATCATCGACTATGATAACTTCGTCCCAGAGTTTTGTACTCCCCATAGTCAATAATCTAGAGAGTTGTTCCTCGTCCTCAAAGTATGGGACTACAAGACTAACCTTCGTATGCATTTGCATATGCCCATTTAATTGCTGAGTTCGCCTCAAGTTCTAGTGGTCGATTCTTGTACCAGTTGCCAGTCTCTGCGTCAAGTTGTTTACACATAGAAGCAATCTGTTGTGAAGTAATGGGATAACCTGCCTTCACTGCATTACAAGCAGTCGCCACCATGATACGATACATCTGATGATACCAACCTGTTCCTGATACTGACTTATAATCTATTGCCATCTTATTTGGGAAGAAAGGGCAGTCCAAGTATCCGCTCCATACAATTTCAGTATTAGTCAATGAGTTCTTGCGATGCTCAATAACTGTTTCCCTCACGTCATCAGGCAGTATGTCCAACAAATCATTACCTGTCTTTTCTTGATAAGGAAACTCTCTTAAGAGATCATCAACACCAAGTGGAATCCCAGAGTTAACATAGAAAAAATTATGAGCGCCTGCATATCTCGCTGGTATGTAATACATACGCGAAGAATCTTTTGTCTGCTTGTCTCCGAGATCGCCGATGGATTTATTAAGAGCATACCAGAACTGCTTGATTTCTTCTCCTTTAACTCTTCTCGCCAGATCGAATACAATCCGGAATTTAATTTTTTCTGGCGTAGAAGAAGCAGTACTGTACACAACAATATTATTGTTTGCAAACCTATCAAGTATTCCATCTATAGTTCCCTCATAATCATCAACGTCTACACATGCCCAGTTGCCCCAGTATTCAACATTCCTGTTTGCACGTGTAGTCCCCTCCTTATATACAGCAGGGGATATTAATTCAGCATCCTTCTTACTAGCAAGGGGTTGCTCTGATAGTTTTTCAAGAAGATAAACAAGTGAGTCCCAATCAGGCATCTTTAAATACCTGTGGGTCTTGTTATCAAATGCGTTCTTGAAGATAGTTAGTTCGTACATTACTTCTCATATTTTTCTACTATGGTAGATTTGATCACGTCCTCAAGTCTATTATCTGTGACGTTCCAAACTACGATACGATCGCTGCTTGGATTCACTGGCCACTTCCACTCCTCATACTGGATAGTTTTTACTTCTCCAGTTTTCCAGTGTTTAAACTTCATGTATTTTTTCATAAGACCAGCAAACCCAAAACATTAATATTGTCGTCTGAAATATATGGAAACATGCGTATCATATTCCATCTAGAATGATTGACCGCGCTGAGAACTTGGTGTTGGTCGACGTTATCTATCAACAATTGCTTGACGCCGAAGTGACTACAACAATTCAAATCAAGAGCAGTATGTTCATATGTATGCTGTCCGTCAATGAGAGCAAAGTCAAATGGACCATAATTTTCTAATTCGTCATATGAGTCAATAGTTCCTTTGGGTATCCAAGTAAACCTATCACCAAACACATCCTTCATGGCATATGATTGTTGCTCTCTTGTATCTGCTAGCAACTTGGCACCATCCAACGTATGTTCAAAACCAGGACTGATGGATGTAACTTTGGCATTAAGAAATTCTTCTAACATCCAAGTGGTTGAGTGCCCGAGGTGAAATCCTATCTCTAAAACATTTTTAGGATTATACATTCTCTGCATTTTATTCCAAACATGCAAACCGTCAGGAATATATCCCCAACTATTTTCTAGATGTACGAGATGCTCACGCGAAGAAGTCTTCAAGACTTACTACCTCCTCTTCATTCCAACCGATTGCTTCTAGCACTGGTCGCACCACCGCCAAGAATGCTTTCTCAAACTGTTTCTCATAGTCAATATATCTATGTAAGTTAAACTCCTCGGGGAGGAAGTCATAAAATGCAATGATATTTTCTCTGATAGGGTTCTTCTCATCGAGATACAAGAACTTAATCTTTTCACCGTCCTTGATAATATTATACCTGCGATCGAGTCCCTTGTCAAGAAGTAATTTGTTGTAAAGCAAAGATCCTCGCACGTGTATCGGTGTACCCTGTTTGTATATGTTCTTGGCATCACGCCACTTGCCCACATCAGATACTCCGCGAGGGAAGGCAATCTCATGAGGATCAAGTGTGCGAAAATGCGACTTGAATATCTGTATCGCTTTTTGAGTCTGTGCTTCGGTGCCAGTTATCATCACCTTGAACAAACCTTTCAGTGCATCACGACAGGAGGCGGGAGTGGATGACTTGACTGCCTCAATGCCCATAATCTTCAGTTTGGGTTTGGCATACTGCACACCCTCGCTGTTATGTACGTTGAGAATGTATCGCTTCTTCGCTGTCCAGATACCTGCGTCAGCGATTACCTCACGACCCATTACCATCTTGTTCTCATATGCGTTCATGTACTCAGCAAGTTCACTGTAAGACTTCTCGAACAGCGGTTCAAACTTTTCCTCACCGATCTGCGACAACACCTGTACAGTCTGGTCAGTATCCGTCAGTCCCATCTTCTCAACGAGAGGACCAAAGTTTACATACACGGAATCAGTATCAATCGCGATAACATAGTCAACATCCTTCGTGTCAAGGATATTATTCATGTACTCGTTGACTGCTTTTTCTGCCCAACGGATAGACAACTGACCCGACATCGTAATCGCTTCTGCCATACGGATGTCATAGTAACGGAACCAGCGATTACCCAACCCACCATAAAGTGAGTTCATCATAATTTTAATCGCCATCTGTTGAGTATCAAGTTTCGTTACAGTTTTACCAGCGTTTTTGTCACCTGCCTCAACCTTTGATTGTAACCCAAGCATATCTCTCTTGATCTGTTTACGCTCGGCATACAGACCATCAATCACTGCTGGCAGAACACCACGGAAGTCTTTGGAGAAGTGTACACCGTTGGCGGCGATACAGTCATGCGGTGATTTACTCTCGGGTCGCTGACGAGCAAGGCAGTTATCAACGGTGACACCAGAGGTGCGTGTACTTACGATAGTCTCGGGTGACATGTTATATTGCATGATCAAGTGAGGATACAGACTGTTCAGGTCAAACGAGATAACCCATGAGTGGCGACCGATATGCGGTGCCTTGACATATCCACCACCGAAGTCAGTTTTCATATTCTCTTTCTTGGGCGGCACAACGATCTTGCGTTTACACAGCTCGCGATAGATGTAAGTATCCCACAACTGCGTAGTCCCGAATGCTTCCTGATAATTACAACCACCCTTGTACGCGATAGTCATAGCAAGGTCAATCAAACCCATCTTCTCGTCGATGCGTTCAACCAACTGTACGTCTTTGATGTTGTAGTCGATAAACTTCTGATAATCTTCTTTGTACAGCGTGTACAGATTACCGTGCTCCTCGTAGGATAGTTTCTTCTCGCCGAGTACAACGTTCGCGATATGGTCTAGTTTGTATGACTCCTGTACACCATATGAGTACACGCCAAACTTTTGAAACAGATCCCAGTAATCCAGCTGCTCGATACCAACCAACTCATAGACTTGTTGCTTTCTGCCCTTGAGACTGATCATCTTCTCGCGGACGATACCCCATGGTGACATCTTCTTGAAGGCATCACCACCGAGCAGATTGTTTACGCGATTAATCAGATATGGGATATCAAACAGTCGGACGTTCCAACCTGTTACGACATCGGGGCAGGTATCCTTGCCACTCCAGAAACCAAGGAACTTGAGGATAAGATCTAGTTCGCCATCGCACTTGATAAACTTAATATGCTCAGGAGCAACGTCGATCTGAGTTTGTTCAGGATCGTACTTGTCCTCAAGTGCCCAGATGAAAAAGTCAGGGCGACCATGATACTTGAGGCAGATAGATTGTACTTCCTTCTCTGCTCGCTCAGGTTCAGGGAATCCGTCGTCTGACTCAACCTCGATGTCGATATTGGCGACGAGGATCTGGGCAGGGTCATAGGTTATTTCGTTGGGATAATGTTTCTGTATGTACTGCGCAGCGAAGTTGTTGTTACCATGAACCTCAACATTATCTACGCCATCGTACTGTTTCCAAAACTCAGTCGCTTCGGACAACGTCTCAAACTGCACCTCCGACACAGTTCGACCATCCAGAGTTTTCCAGATAGAGTCGGGTTTATTTGCGGGGAGATACATAACAGGTTTAAAGGTGTCGCGATACTGCTTGCGTTCACCGTTCTCGTATCCTCGATAACAAATACTGTTACCAACACGAGAGATGTTAGTATAAAACTTCATTCACTACTCCATAACAGAGTATCTATTGTAACCTATTTTGAAAGAAAAAGCAAGTAGTTTAGAGACCGTGGACACCAGTTGTTAGTGCTGCGTGATCAGCAAGAGCAGTCGAATTCTCAAGATTGTAAACCCTTGTTGCTAGGTTGTCAAGTGCTGCTTTGACATCAGTAGGTGAAGAACCACCCCAATAAGCGGCAGCAATGCCTGAGGTAAAATGAATCTCATTTACCCAAATCTTTTTAAACCTGAGACCAGTTGTACCGATATCAGTGACATTATTAGTTTCTGGTTGTATACCACAATCAGCACCAGTAGTGCCATGCACAACAAACTTGAACCCATGAATCCAGTTAAACTTAAAATCAGCATTGCCGATGTCCATAATTCTATCGGTTGGATCACCGCACATACCAGCATTACGAACAGCAGGCCACATAATAGAAGTCGCGGGAGTATTAGTGTATTGATCAAGTAGGATGCCCCCATTTAGACCATGCAGCATGATCTTGTTCATCTCACAATTGCTGTCGCGTGATCCTTGGAACAAACAAGTGCGTACACTGTCGAGCACACACAGTGGTCCATCAGATTTTATGCCACCGCCACCATCTGGATACAGAATGGCAGTTCCAACAGTGTCTTCGACGGTAGCATTGTCACCGCCACCACCACCGCCACCTTGTCCGGAACCACCTTGACTACCGCCAGAGTAGGATCCACCTCCTCCTCCGCCACCGCCACCTCCGGCACCGCCACCTCCGGCACCGTCTAACAGCAGTGCTTTTTGCTCATCAGTAAGACCCCAACAAGCATAGTGACCTTCACCAAGAGGAGGAGCACTAGAATCTCCAGCACTGTCTATCCAACCACCAAAAGTACCGTCGCCATTAGGGCGAGTTGAATCCCAATACCATGGATCAAATCTAGGGATAGGAACAAGGATTGGATTACCTAAAGAGTCTAATCCTACGAACGGATCGTCTGGATAACCATAATGCCCTACGGTGATGCCGTATCCAGTCCAATAACCATCTGAATCATTACCTTCAGGAGTAATCAGTGAAGTGCCTGTTCTGATTATTGTGGTAGCAGCTTCAACGAAAGAAGAACCGGATTTTGTGTTGCACGCTTCCTCAATGGCAAATCCAGTGTTAGTGTCGTAGATAATGTATTCGGGTTTTTTTGGCATACTGTTATTTAGTCTTCAATGATCACGAAATCGCGACTCCAAGTCGGTCCTCCGCCAGCAGCATTAGTAACAGCACCATTTGCTGTTTTAAAACTCATAGTTTCAAACATTGGTTTGTCGAGGTCATATTTCATTTGATTGGTGTTGCCGCCATTACGAAACATAAACTGCTTACAAGCAGGATCGTAGAACTCATACCCTATACCTTCAGTGCTAGTTTTGATGCTGGGCGACAAACACTGTCTATCTATATCCTCTCTCCCCTTAGTCGGCACCAACACTTCATAGTCAGGGAAAGGTAAACCCATCTGCTCAAGCAATAGCATAGCACCAAAAGGACCTGATATCCTGCTGTCAGTGTAAGGAAAGTTATACATGAGGTCTACAAATTTTTCAGCATATCGCTGCGTCATACCATAAAACTCCATACAGGTTCCTGGCATAAACACATCAACTTCGCCCCAATGCTCATCTACCATGGTACGGAAAGTTTCTTCGTTAATCAAGGCAGCGTCATGCTCCATGATAGCGATAGGTTCACCAGCGGCGATACGTTCAATCAACACCAACTGGGAATGCATGATAGAGTTGTAGACTTCGTTATCGCAGAACGTACCGCCAAAGAAACGAGCGTGAAGATAATCGTCCGGACCTGCCTCGCCAACATAGAAAGGGATGGGTTCTTGATTCTTCTCGAACCTGATAGGCAGAGTATCTGGTGTGGTGCATTGAACAGGAGTGATACTGACGATATCACTCACTGGTTCAAAGGATGCTAAAGAAAGTTCTACATACCGCATCGACAAGGGATTGCCCATGTCGCAAATCATATAAGCGTCGATCATATATTTTTAGTGCTTGACCCCTATATTATATTTGGGGCAAAGTTCCCATTCACTTTTCTCTCTAAACGAAACAACTTTAATCTGGCGCAAAGGTGCTTTATCTCGCGCCATAGAATTGTCGATTATATTAACTAAACCCCAATCGCTCAAAAGAGTTGCGATTGTGTTTCTTCTGGCAATGTCAGCTTCTTCAAGAGTTGCTTTTTTGCCATCAAGTAAAAATAGTTCTTTAAAATGAACAATGAAATATCTGCCTTGCTTGTGCAAAATGTGGCAAGATTGAAACAGTTTCTTTTCTTTTCGAGAGGCAATGCCTATCCTTGTCAAGGTCTCTCGTACTTTTAGAAAATCGTCTGGTTCGTTCAGCGTGACTTCCAACATGTCCGCTGGCGTCCATGATACTACCGATTCCATACACTAGTCCCATATTTTAGATTGTAGTTATTATTTCACAGAATACTGCTTAGGACTATTTAGCGTTTCCCTCCTTTGAAGAGTTTCTTGGACAGGTTGTCGATATCTTCCTGAGTAAAGAGATCGGATACTGCCTCTGCTTTCGCAGTGCTGTACCCATATGCTTCCTTGATCACGTCGATGTTATCCATCTTCGCCTTCTTCGCCCACTTACTAAATCGCTTCCTCGCTCTGATAGCATTACGAAGGAAGTCAAACTGTAGGCGACCGTCGAGATGATGATTCCTGTTCATCTCGTTAGCAAGTAGGACGGTGTCGCGGAAGTACGAAAGACCACGGTTCACCATGAACGCTGGATATTGCTTCTCGTTCTCAGCGTCAAGTATGTCTTTCTTGTTATGGTTTACACTATTCAAAACATCAAATGGATTCATAATATAATCTCAAAATAAACAAATTTGCGGATCATCCTCTATAGTCAATCCGTCCATTTTAAAAGTGCTCCAAGAGAAAGGAGCAGATTGTGCAGCAACCTCATGCCCTAGTTCATGTAACTGACTCATCAACCAACGAGTTCGGAGTATAGTTTCAGCGTTGTTGGTAGGTGGCGGTTGGTTTTCAATTTCTTCCAAACAGAAGCAACCACCTGTTGTTCCTAACTTCACTGATTGCCCTTCATATTCTCCTGTTCCCTCACCGAAGGTACAACTGACATTATAATCTGAGAACCTGCCTGTCGGCAAGTCAGCATAAGTCATGATCGTACCGAACCCACCATAGACACCTTCGTAATCAGGATTATCTACTTGTGGATTATATCCTTCTAAGTGGTGACCATATGAATATTCAAAGAGACCCCAATCACTACGCACATCATTATATTCGTGTTGAGCACCTAATAGATGTCCAATCTCATGAGCGAATGTCTCGTGCGCTCGTTCGTAATATCTAGTCACCTCATATTCTTGAAACACTGTGTTATGAAAACACTGTGTAATACCTCTCGACTTGTCGATACCACGTGTTGCATCAAGATTAGCAACACCACATGCGATTGGTTCCTCAGGCAGTTTTTTAAATAAGAATGCCAAGTCAGCTTCTGCTTCTCGTT